AGGGATTGACCTCACACCCCTTTACGCTCTGCACAATTTCGGATGCCTTCGACTCGCGGCACGAATAAATGAGTTGCGTAACGAGGGGATGCAGATCGAAACAATCCTGAAACCAGACACGTCCTACGCCACATACACGCTACTTATACCCACTAACAGGAGGAAGTGAAAGGGAGTGAAACTGGCTTACCCACTATGCCGCAAGGACGAAGTGTCAACCCTGCCGACCATTCCCTTTAATTCGTAACACACCATCATGACACGTCTCCGTGCGTTCCTCCGACGTCCTCCATGCGGACTGTCACCGTGGCCCTCACCCACCTCTGTTCACGGACGACAGTTACATCCCGCGTCCATACGGCGATGTCGCCGTCCTCCATCCCGCTGGTATACAGGGACTGGGCTTCCCGGGGGGCCGATCTCAGCATGGCCTCCACCTCAACAGGGAGTTTCGTTCCTGTCCCTTGCAGCTGCCTGCGGAGGCCGCGCAGGGCATGACAGGACAGGTGCTCCCATACGGCATGATCCAGCAGAACCTCCTGCTTTGCAGGCGGAAGATCGACCACCTCACGATGGTGGCCCCATGATAGCTCTCGCCTCCGACGCTCCGGAGGGAAGGTTCTGGAAAGGCGCTGTGCGCGGGTCAAGGTATCGAGGTCATAGTCGGTGCCCTCGACCACCTGTGCGTAGCTCTCCCCGAATTTACCCTCACCGAAGTTCAGCAGATCACCGAGGGCCCATAGAACCGACCTATGGAAGGAGCGTAGCGCAGCTACGGCCCTCTCGTACTCATCATACTCCATCTCGGGCGGGGGAGAATACCCCACCTCGCTGTAGTTTCCCGGCAACAATGCGTTATTCACAGAAGGATCTCCACGGTTTTTGTACAGTTTTCTGCCCGGTCAACATACATCTGGTCGAAAGGACAGCGCAATGGGCAACACGATACCTGACGCCGGCTTGCCCAAGTAAGGTATCACCTGACGCCGGCTTGCCCAAGCAAGGTATTCTAACGGCGCTTACAGTGCCTTGGTGGACTTCTTCCGCTTCTTTCGCCAACTCACCAGCTGACAGAATATTCTTGACTTTTGCGCTATAACGGGCTATCTTAGACCTGTTCACCCCCCATCCCAGCACATCTCACAGGAGGTACCATGGCCGACTACGAAAAAATTCCCATTCAGGAAAACGTCCCCCTCACCATAGAACTGCTGTATGACGACTGCCGTCGGTGGGAAGCCTCACAGGCCGGATGGTCTGAGTCGTTCACCCTCACCTGCAACGCCAAATGGAAGGACCGCAGCGGTGAGCACGCAGTGGAACGAGGGAGCCTGCGGCTGACCGCCAAGCTTTTGACCGAGATGCTGCGGATCGGCATCGGCAAGGGGGCGTCAGTCTCTATCGAAAAGTTCCGTGAAGAGAGCCATACCGACTACACCCTCACGCTGCTCACTCCCCCCGAAACCGCAGGGCTGTGGGTCAAGGACCGGGAAGGCACCCTCGTCGGACTCGACGGAGCCCCTCATCATGGCATGGTGGGCAGTGGTGGCGTGGCAGATGCAACCGCCTCTGGCTGGAACAACACCCCAGCAGCAGCCCCGGCGGCACAACAGCCCCTCGGCCCAACTGAGGGCTGGGAACAGGCCCTCGACTTACAGCAGGCGCTGTATACTGAGTGCCTGAAGAGGGCATTTGAGATCTGGATGGGGTACCACGGCGGCAAATCCGACAATGTGGATGATTCGACGCTGCACGCCACCGCTGCCAGTCTCTGCATCCCGCTTGAACGCAAAGGCGTGCGCGTGCCCGTGCTGGAGCCATGGGAGGTCGATGGGATTGATTTCGAGGATTCATCCTCTGAAGCGAATCCCCATCCGATCCCTGAGCCCCCTCAAGACACAGCTGCTCCTACCTCCGGCCCTCAGGAGGAGGTGCCCCACACGGCCGACACTCTTCCGTTCTGATGGAATCCATTAGCGCCCATCCAGACGCAGCGTGGGGTGGCAATAAATCATGGCCGATGCCGTCTGATACAGTCCCCGACGTCACCTACACGGTGGGCCGGCATGGCGACCATGAGCCTGACGAGGATCTATGGACCTGTACCTGCCCCGGCTATCAAGCTCACAGCGGCAGCAAAATGCATTGGTGGTGCAAGCACATCAGAGCCATCATGGAGCAGCAGATCTCGTGCCTCCGATACGGGAGCATGTGGCGGCGGTACGCTTGAACAGTTTTTGACCCCCAGAGGGGGGTCCGGTTGCCCGCTATTGGGAGCGGGCGCTGACAGCATGGAGGACCTCCGCCCGATATCATGTCGGGTCCAATCCCCTCCGCATAATGCTGACTCCTGTGAGACCGGGCTCCCCTCACTTTTTTTAACAGCACCACTCTGCGCGAACCCATCGGCTGCTCCGCTCCCTCTGAGAGGATGATAGAGCAGTCTGGACGCCGACTCGCAGCGGCCACTGACCCCGGGCAGTAATCCAGCCGGTAGGTTTCATCTGTGCCTGCCTTGGGTGGGAGCCGCCGAGAGGTCGCTGCCTTCCCCTAAAACGTCACAGTGATTGTGGGGATAGTTTCATGGGAGCCTTCAAAGGCTGGCATCGGGATGGGCGTATCCCGGGATGAAGGGGGGGGTGAAGGTGTGTCTGAATGGCAATAAAGACATTAATTGAAACGAGGTGGCTATCGGTGTACTGCTGCTCCAACGGGAGGAAAATCACCAGAAGACAATCAGCGAACAACCGGCAGCGAAATCAGTCCCGCCGCCCAAAAAGAAAGAACACTGAGGGTACGCAATCAGATGATGTGAGGGAAACGACATGACGCCTGAAAAAATCATTGATATTGCCCTTCGCAGGGCGGGTCTGACATCGAGTTCCTCGGACTTCAAGGACAACGCTCGGGAGTATCTTAACCTCGCGTCCAAGGATATTACGGGGTATTGGGATGTAGATATTTATCCTACTCCCGATTCCACGAATACAATCTCTTATCGGTACTTCAGAGCGGTTGAGAAAGAGAATGTGGAGTGGCTATGAGCCGATTTTCCCAAGCATGGGATTTTATCCAGCGCGACACCCTCCCCGACAGGAGCGAGTGGGATCGCATCTATGACTCCATCTATGAGTTTTCCGATCTCGTCAGACTCCGGAATGAATACCGTGACGAACATCACCGTATGCCGTCAGACTTCTCCGCCGGCGGCGACATCGCCGTATGCTCCGTGTGTAACTACAAAATGGATGTCTCCAGATATGAACGCGGCGAGAGGACCGCGTGTCCCCTGTGCGGGGAGTCACTGACAGTCTACAAGTGGACTACGTAGCGCAACAGGATCTTTTCCCGCTTCCCATCGAAGACGAGATCCAGCTACATCTCAGAAACAACTACGCCTCCCTGATGTGCCGATTTACCAAGCGGCACGATTTCAAATTCTTTTCAAAACTGCGCGGCATATACGGCTACAAGATCCCCCTTCTTGCAGCAGAACGTCTCTCCGTTGACAACCCGGAATACAGAGATTTTTACTCGTACATTATGGCTACTTGCTGGGCCATCAAAAAGGAGGAGGATGAACATGAACGGAGCTGAAGATCTTGAACAAGGCATTCTCGGCAGCTTTATCTTGCAATCAGACGCAATTCCGGAGTTCGCGGGCCAGCTGACAGCCCGGGACTTTTACGACGACCGAAATCGAGCCGTCTTCACGGCACTCATCGATGCCCATGAATCAGAGGGCAAGATGGACCTTCGCCTTTTCACGGACTATCTACTGAAAAACGACCTCATGGAGAAAGCTGGAGGGCCTCTCTACGTTTCGGATCTCGCCTCCCAGTATGCATGCATCCCCTCCCTCATGGAGAAATACATAAGGCGGGTGCAGGAGGAGTCCGACAAGCGCACGCTCAGGGATATAGGGCATACGCTCGTGTCTGATTCCGACAGAATGGAGGTGAGCGTTGAAGAGGTTTACACTCGTATGTCTGAATCCCTGACAGCGCTTACTTCGCAGAGGCCAGCAGAGGGTGCCACCCGCGCATCTGATGTAATTGCAGAGGTAGATCGGGATCTGCGTCAGGCCATGGAAATGAAGAAATCTTTCGGTGGGCTCGACACAGGCTTTGATGTCCTGAACACCACCCTGAACGGATTTTGCGGATCTGAACTGACCGTGATCGGGGCACGTCCATCCGTCGGGAAGACCACCCTTGCCCTCCAGTTTGGACGACAGGCGGCCTTCCATGGGAAGGTTCCAGTGGGTATTTTCTCGCTTGAGATGAGCCGGAAACAGATTCTCCAGCGCCTCCTCTGTATGCAAGCAGGGATAAACGTCTCTCGATTACGGCGAGGCGTGCTGGAGCCATGGGAGGTCGATGAGTATGAAATTGCCTGTGACGCCGTGCGCGAATGGCCCATTTACATAGACGACACCCCCGCCCTTACTATCCCCCAGATGACGGCCCGTATGCTGAAAATGAAACGCGCCTACGACATTAAGCTGTGGATCGTAGACTATCTACAACTCATGACCGGAGAGGGGGAGTCAGAGAATCAGCAGGTGAACTCCGTGAGCAAGGGCCTCAAGGGCCTCTCCAAGGTCCATGACGAGCCGGTAGTGGTCCTCAGCCAGTTGAACAGGAGCGTGGAGGCACGGTCAGACAAAAAGCCTCAGCTGGCTGACATGCGAGGCTCCGGTGGTATTGAGCAGGATGCTGACTCCTGTCTCCTTCTCTACCGTCCCGGCTTCTATCCCTACCTGAGGAGCAACTGGAAGGGGAAGCACGACATCAATACCTACGCTGAGTTGATAGCGGAGAAGACACGTTTCGGGCCTACGGGGATCATCCCCCTGCAATGGGTACCGGAGAGGGCAGAATTTAAGAATGGATAAGCGGAGACAGCAATGTCTAATGGCCTGAGCAACAAACGCAAGGGAACCCGCGTCGAGCGGGAGATGGTAAAGAAGCTGGAAAGTGAGGGCATCCCGGCGTGGAGGGTCCCCATGTCAGGAGCACTCGGCGGGAGCCTGAACTCTGATATCAAGGTCGGCCCCGACAAGGAGTTCGACGTTGAGGTGAAAGCACGAAAGGGGGGAGGGGGATTTGCTGTGATCGAAAAGTGGTTGGGGTCCAACCACCTCCTTTTCCTTAAGAGGAATCATGCGGAGCCGATGGTGGTCATGGAATGGACGATGTTCCTTGGGCTGATGAAGGCCAAACTGAAAGAGGACGAAGTTGACAAGGCACTCGACTGGCTTGCAGACGAGGGAATGGGGACCGGTGCCGCCGCCTTGGAGAATCGCATGAGGGGAAACTGAACAACAAGGTTCCAGTAGCCGCCATCTCAATCCTCAAACATATCTAAATCAAAAATACCCAAAGGCTTCTCGATTTTCAGATCCTTCAGTTTCTCATTTCCGACCAGAAGCTTGGTTCCTCCTGAGATATACCGTTTCCCGTCGGGGTCTTTTTTAATCGTGTAAAGATAGAAAGTTGTTTTCCACAAGTTTACCCTTACGATACGCCCGGGCCGTCCGTCGACGACGACGATGTCGTCGTTGTTATAGTCATTTCCCACAAAGACGATTAGCCCCGCCAATATCGATTCTATCGTCGATTTAAAAAACAGCAGGACTAAACCAGCCAGAAACATCCAGCCATATTCGCCCAATAAAACACTTACGTTCCCTTGTATAGCTGTTTCTATTTGCTGTAAATTCTCCGTGCCATCCATTTCCATGCTCTTTCCGACTTTCCGGCAGAAAGACGAGTGGCGCCATGTGCGCCCCTAAGGCACGCTAAGTGTCCTTAGGATGCCTTATTTAACACCAATCGGCAGAAAAAGGGAATCATTCCCTTTTTCCGGGAATTACTCCCGTTAATGCTCTATCTTACTTGCCAGATTCAGAGCTTGCAAGACTCTGAAACCAATGTGATCGGCTGACAGATCTGCTGGAGGCTGGCGTCCGACGGGGCGTTCGTATGGCTGGGAGGACGTGGGCGTTGTGTGGGTTGCTGCCGTATAACGAGGAACTCAGGGCGAAGAAGGGAGCCCATAGACGAAATCACCCAAACCCTGCGCGGCTGGAGAAGGCAGGGTTATGAGTGAAATGATTTCTTATATACCATTACCCAAGTAACTGGCGGGCAATCTGCCCTGCTGGCGGCTGCGCCCGGGCCCTGCTTCGACGCCCCCTGCGCTTCCTCCGACGGCGACGCTTCGATGGGGCAACCCGACGGAGCCTTTTTGGAATCTCGCCTTCCGCCTCAAGTTTCTGTTTTATTCCAGTGAGCGCCTCACGCAGAGCGTACGCCTGACCCCTGAGAACGCGCTCCTTGTCCACATTCATGAGCTTGATTCCGGCCAGTTCGCTGAGGAGTTGTGCCGGAAGCTCATCACGCTTGCCGGCCTTAATCATTCTCTGGGCCTTGCCAAAGGTCGGGACCAGTGTCATGAGGGCATGCTCAGTTGTTTTATCCAGCCACGGCAGAACCTTTGACGGTTCGCCGGGATATTTCTCAATCGGACGGTCGAGGAAGGTGGAGTAACCTCTTTCAGGAAGCCATTCCCCGGCCAGTTTAACAAAGGGCGTCAGGGACGACGCCATGTCCTTGTAGTTAAGCCTGTTCAGGTCCTGAAAGGGCAGGTTCGGATTAATGTAAGTCGGCTTCCCGTCCATAATGATCGGCAACCTGACGGCGTGCAGCTCTTCGTAGTAGTCGGGGGTCGGAATATCCCTCCAGTCTGAGGTGATCCCCTCGACCGCATCCATGAATTTCGGGATTATTGCATAGCGTCCCGGGTCCTCAAAAATCGCTTGCATCTGAAGTGGAATATTGAAACGCATCCATGTATAGAAGGGGGCGACCGAACGCATGACGGTGTCCTCAAACGGCGTCAGACCATTGTCATAGTCGAACAGATACTTCATTACGGAGTTGCCTGAAGTCACTTCATCGCCTGTTTTTTCCAGCTTGTCTATGAAGTGCGCTCCCCGCGCATTGTTCTCAAACATCCGACCCATCGCGCGATTCCATCGCATCAACGGAGCCGAATGCCCAAACCACCGAGAGAGGTATTCTCCTGCCCCCTCAATCTTTTCGCCCAACGTATCCCGGGTGGGCCTGAGATCGACAGCTTTCTGAGCAACCTCCGCAGCCCGTGAGCCCAGAGGCTCGGTAATCCCCAAGCCGAACATGCGGTCGAAGGCAGCTCTGGTCTCATCGTTCAGCTTCCGATTAATGGGGGAGCCAACCATGACCTCGTAGATGTCCTCCATCCAGTCCGTGGTCTTCGCCATCACCTCCTGAAGATCTCGCGTCGGAGCCACCCCCTCGCGCATGTATTGCTCAAGGGCTCGGGAAAACTTCTCCTCTGCCTGAACGCCCCACTTCCCGTCCTTCACCTTGGCCCACTTCTCAAAGATGGCGAGATCGTCGGGGTCAATGTCTGAGCGTCGGAAAAAGTGACCAAGCTCGTGAATAATCGTGGAGACGTCGGCATTCTCGAAGAGGTTAATCATCGACCGCCCGTCTTCGGCAAACTGGATCGCCCCCTTTACATTGCCTCCTGCTCCTCCTCGCTGGAAGGAGGGGTCTCCAACTCGGTTGATGGGAGGGGCTCCGGCGAAGGCTTCGTCAAGGGCTCTTGAACTTCGCCCAACGGGGAGGTCGTCAAGTCCCCAGCCGTGTCGCTGGTTCCACTCATTGAAGGTTTCTCTGTAGTGGCGGTGAAGTTCACTATATATCCTTCCCGGTAAATCGGATGGTCCTCCCGTAGAGGCTCCCATCCTGATTTTCGCAATAGCCGTTCCAAACTCTCTTTCGGCATAAGTCTCTCCCGCGTAAGTATAAAACTCTTTCCTGATGTCCCCTTTTCCGATGGCCTTATCGACCCGGGCAATCAACTTTTCCTGATTCCCCCTCCAGCTTCTTGCCCTGTCACCCTTTTGATCAAATACGCGGATGGCCTTGTTGCCCGGTTCGGTCTTGAAGCCGATGGCGAGAAACTTTTTCAGCTCATCGGGTTCGAAGGCACTCTCGTCGTTCTTAGAGAGCCTGAGCCCGAAACCCGTTTCCAGACCGGGCCTTTCCTTGGAAAGCATCTCGGCCTGTGCTTCGGTCA